GCCTACAGGAACATCCACAACGTCGTTATAATAGTTAAACTTAACTTCTCCCGTTGCTTTCGTTGCTGTTTTTCTAGTCAGATTGAAAATAGAAGCTCGCCTTTCAAGATAAGCAGTTTCAGCTGAATCAGAAAACAGCTGATTTTTGTAATAATCAAGTGCTGCATAAATTGAATGAGACACACCAGCAATGACACGGATAAAAACAGATAAGTCGGAGTGTCTTAATTCTTCTGAAGTTAAGCGTGATGTTGCATCATTCTCAATTCTTGTGATGATGTCACTCAATTTTGGCCTTAAATTATTCATTTATACCTCTTTAAACTTATAACTTGTCTGTTTACCGTCAACTGTTAATACAACACTGATATTCACTCTGTTAATTTCAGAACGCTCTACAGATACATCTACATTTGAGCAAATTCCGTCATCTATCATCCACTGAAGTGAGTCTCTCGAAAGCTCTTCAACCTCTGCTATAACATCATCAGTCAGTTTACGTCTTAAGAGTGCCATAACTTAGAGCCGATTTTGTCCCCTGCTCAACAGGATAGGTATCACCCCACCAGCCATATTTATTAGAACCGTCATAAACGTCTCCAGTGTCTGCACGTCTCCACGTGAACAGGCTGATAACAACAGCCCTTGAAAGGCTGTCATTCATATCTGCTGTTACAAGTGAGTTGTTTAAGAACATCTGCATAAATACTCAAGCCTCTTTAACTGTTTTCTGCAAATATGGCTGGCCGAAAAATCAAAAAGACGGAATAAACCGTCTTTTTGTATGTAATAACATTTAACTCCAAGTATGTCTTCAGCCGAAGTACATCGATACGACTTATCATGACAATGAACAATATTGTCAAATAAACTGCAAAGATCATCGGTTCTGTACCATGAACCTTTGTCAAATGACCATACTGGGATTATTCTTTCTGATATATTCATTAACTTGGGGTTCCTGTATTTTCATTGCCACCTTGAACACCAGTATGAACATGGTGCTGCAGACTGATTGATCCGGCTGTAATATCATCTTCTGAATGAATTAACCCCTTAGCATTAACAGTACCGCCAAATGATGCCTTACCACCACCTTTTGTGCCTGTAATTAGAGTGCCTGTAACAGTTACATTTCCGTAAAGCATAATTGTTGGAGCGGTTACTGTTGCAGATGTTTTGCAAGTAACAGATGAGGTGTCACAGTTAACCGATGCAGCACTTTTACAGGTTGCTGTTAAGTTATCGCACTTAGCTATAATGTCGTTTGTTGTTTTTACTGTTATTGGATCATCTACACCGTCAATTTCTATACCTTCACGTTTTAAATATACATGACGTTTCTTATCATCATAGATAACAACTTCACCTGTCTTCATCTGAGTGATTCGATAGCACCTATCTGCAACATTGATAACTACACCATGATTGCGCTCATCATCGAAGAAGAGGTTAATTGCATCTGTTTTACCGTCTGTATAAGGTTCTGACGAAAAGCCATAAGGCTCCATGTGCTCAACATCTTGACGAACTTCACCGCTCTGATGTTCTACCTGAAGTTCTCTTAACTCATCGTCATTTTTAGAGATGGTTACTGTACCGCGCTCAATATCTGCTGCCATTTATGCACTCATAAAATTTTGCTTTTTGTTAATCCATGAAAAATCAGCTGAAGAGTTACTACTTTTCTTGATAATGACCTTTTTAGGATCTTCTTTATCATTCTCAGTTTCCAATCTCCAGCCATCAGGAGGTATTACATCAAGTGTAGTAGTCATACCTTCGTTTTCAGTCAGATTAAACACCACGCGAGTAATTAAAAACTTTTGTGACTTTTGAGTATCAATACCTAAGAAATCATCTTTGATATCTACAAGAGAGTTAATCTTCCAGAGCTTACCTGTAGACTGGCGCCAGCCTTGAACTTTATAAGTGATCTTATAAAACTGAGATAAATAATAATCTCTGTCTCCTTCAGCTGTAACTTTGCATTTAGCTGTATCGGCTGCGCCCTGTACTTTTTTGGTTAAGAGGCGAGTTCTGGATACATTATCATCTACAGCTATGTAATTATGGCTACTTGCATCATGTCCTGTTTTACCTGTAGCGCCTTTATCCTGTCCTACAGCTCAATAGTATTTATAGATCTTGCTTGCATCAAAGCTGGCATCACCTGTAAGGATGTTCTGACCAAGTACTAAAGCATCATCAGCTGTAAGCTTGCCCTTTTCAGTAACTACAAGATCACCTTTTTCGTTACCGTAAAAAAGCAAATTTTCTGTAGATGTGAGGTTTTGTAGAGCTTTTAATACAGTGTCTTCATGCTTTGCTGAGAAGTTACGCTTCTTAGTTAAAGGCTTTGTTTCATTAACAAGCTTGATACCATAAGGCATGATTAACTGAGCAATAATAGTTTCAAGAGCAACGTTCTTATATTCAGTTGCAGCATTTTGAGGGCAACTTACATAGTTTGAATTTGAAGTATTAGGCTTTTCATAAGAGATATTAGGATCATCGACCATTACAGTACAGTCAATTAAATCACAGGTCTTACTGCGACCTGCAATGCCTACGTTAGCAGAAGTTGCAGAATAGCTTACAGGAGTTTGTTCAATATACCTGTGAGGACAACGTCATTTCCAATTTTGACTTTAACTTCTTTTCCTATTTCAAAAAAATTTTTTAAAGGCAAACTCTTCGATATAATTCCCACAGAAAAGGCTGGACTGATTGTATTTAATTCACTAGTAATACTAAAAGAGGTCCAATTTTTATAAATAGAACCACCAATATATAAAGAAACTTCATTATCATTATTCATTTTAATTACAGATAATATCTTTTCCTTCATAATGACATTCTTTTGATTTACCGTCTATTTTAAGATTAAATTCTGTTGGTGTTTCTCTTGTAATTTTTTTCCAATCTGATTTAGAAAGTATTTCAAAATCTCTGCGTGTTTGAGCTCCTAATTCTTCAGGATGTTGTTCATAATACTCTTCCAATGTAGGTAAGCTATTGTAATCATCAGCGATAGCATATGAAGGAATACTAAACAAACTTAAAGGTACAATGGCAATCAAAAATACAATTAACTTATTCATATAAATCTCACCTCACACCGTTTTACTCACAAATTATGTTTTTGCCTTCGTAGTAACACTCTCTTGTTTTACCATCAATGGTCATGTCAAACACCTCAGGTTGTGATCTTATAATACGTTTCCAATCTGATTTGGCGCTTTCTCTTAATGCATTTTCAGTATATATTTGAGCCGGATCAGGACCTTTTTTTAGTTCTTCATAAAAATCAGGAGCATTTTGTGCTTCTTTGGCAATCGCCCATGCAGAAGAGCTAAATAAACCTAAGGATACAATGGTAATCGGTAATATAACTAACCTTTTCATATAAATCTCGCCTTACTCCATATCTACTCACAGATTATATTTTTACCTTCGTAGTAACATTCTCTAGTTTTGCCATCAATAGTCATGTCAAAAACTTCAGGCTGAGATCTAATAATACGTTTCCAATCAGATTTGGCACTATCTTGTAGCATTTTTTCAATTTGTTCCCTTCCTCTGTTAGGATGTTCTTTGACATAATCATCCCATGAAGGTAATTTATTCACTCCTTCCCAAATAGCAAAAGAAGGCGCACTAAACAAAAATAAAGATGCAACAAATAAAGTGATAACTAACCTTTTCATATAAATCTTGCCTTACTCCATATTTACTCACAAATTATGTTTTTACCTTCGTAGTAACATTCTCTAGTTTTGCCATCAATAGTCATGTCAAATACTTCAGGTTGAGATCTAGTGATACGTTTCCAATCTGATTTAGCAAGATCTTTTAATGCTTTATCAATATATTGCTTTGTAATTGTTCCATCTTTATAAATATCATAAAAATCAGGACCTTCATCTGCATCTTTTGCAATTGCCCATGCAGATGTACAAAATGAGCTAAAGAAAACAACCGTAATCAAAAATACGCATAGCTTTTTCATATTAACCTCACTTATTTCTTACCTTAATTATAGGTTCAAAAAACTTAGTGAAGAATTAGAAAAGAGCTATTTTCTTGATACGGTAAAGTCGCCTACAGGCATAAAGAGAGTGTTGATAACATCATTACGCTCAGCTATCTCATCTGCTCTAGTTGAGTCGCCATATTTGTCATAAGCTAGAACAAATGAAGGCTCACTTTGTTTTAGAGTTACAGTCTCAATACTAGAATCACCGTTAAATTTCTCTGTTAAGAATTTATAAACAGCTACATAGCTGTCAACCAAATCAAGGTAGTCCTGATTATCATCAGTACCTTGAATTAGCATCTCAGCATCAAAGGCATCTAACAGATTATTTCTAATCTTAAGAATTTGCTCATCTGACTGACATTGGGCAGTAAAAAAATAGGAATATATTCTGACTTATTTAAGTATTTGATTTTCGATTGTTTTTTAAAATAACATGCTTAATGTATCAATTATTTTAAATAAATCAATCTGATAATGTTAATTTGTGATTTTTGAATCACTTTACAATATTCACATTATCACAATATGATACAAAGATTACGCTTAGTTTTACAAGCTTGAGAATGTAGTCAACTTAGGTTAAAAGATAGCCATCAAAGATGATATTACAGGAGCACGATGATGGCAGTACAGTTTGATAACACAGGCGATTTACTTTCAACAGAGCCAGGAAACATAGGACTTACAGTGGCAGAATTTGATTACTTTGGTTTAGCACCAGTAATTGAATTCTGTATAGGAAAGATAGGTTCACATGTAAAGGTAACTCAAAGTGAGTTAGTGAAGCTGCTGTGTTGTCAGGTATTAAATGTACCATACCAGTCACTCTGTACGGAACCTCAGGGGTTTATCGTGGAAAATATGTAAGAGCTTTAACTGGTAATGAAGAGCTTAATGTAGAAGACATAAAAAGGGATGTTCTTTCAATGCTATTAGATGCCATAGCAGACTTTGGACCTGAAAGATTTTTTTAAGATGTTCTCAAGAGGTAGCTACTAAACTGGAGCTTAATCCTGATACAGTGCATATAGACACAACCTGTTCCCACTATGAAGGACAGACCAGAGTTGAAGAAGGCTGTGATATAGTACTTGATAAGGGATACAGTAGAGACAGCCATCCTGAATTAAATCAGATAAATGAGCTGATGATATGTGATGAGTTAAGTCATATACCATTATTTGAAAAGTGTGTTAGTGGGCACGTAAGTGACAAGACCAGTTTTAAAGATGTCATTATTACTTACTGGTCCCTAATTAAAGAGCAGTTTAAAGACTTAAGATATCTGGTAGCTGACAGTGCTTTATGTACCAGTGATAATGCTAAAGAGCTGGCATTACATCATCTGTATACTGTAACCAGAATACCAGACTCTTACGGACAGGCAACCGAGTGCTTTAATCTGTTAGCTCAGGAGCCTGATAAGCTTGTACCTGTAGACAGTAATGAGCCTGATGGTGTCAAAGCTATGTGGTGTGGAGAATGTACTATAGGAGACCAGAAGTTCAAAAGGCTTTAACAAAACTTGAAAACAAGCCATGTAAATGCATGGATGATATTACAGCAAAGCTTAAACTTGTATCTATATCAGACATTACCTAAAAGGACATAAAGGTAGAGGCAAACCTAAGAAAGATGAAAAGCCTGTCACTATTGCTGTTAAAGTTCATGCTGTAGCTTCAATTAACAGTGAAGCCGTTAAAGCTGCTGTTGAAAACTCAACCTATTACGTCATCTGTACTAATGATACAGAGCGTAAATGGACGATAAAAGAATTACTTTCTATCTATAAGAAGCAATCTGTAGTTGAAAGAAACTGGAGATGCCTTAAAGATAAAAGATTACTGGTAAACACTTTGTACCTTGAAAGCCCATCAAGAATAAATGCTCTGATGTGGGTAATGACTTTAGCTCTTTTAATCTTTTCTGCTACAGAATATCTGATGAGAAAGAAGATGGAAGAGCAAAAACTTATAGTTCCTACACCTGACCATAAGAAAGAGCTTTCAAGACCATCATTGATGAGAGTTTATCAGTACCTTGCAAACTCTAATATCAGTCTGACATATTCACCTGGTACAGAGTTTGTAAGATTAACAGGAGTTCCCTAGATATGCAACAAATCCTGTTATCAATGGGAGAAGAATGGTGCAGATACTATGTAAGTGACACATATCGACCTTATATAGCGTCTGCTGATTAAAACATGAGCAGATAAGATTTGGACAAGTTTATTCATGAGATTTACTGAATGGTATGTAGAGAACAGCGATACACGGACGCTCGCTCATCTCCAGGTACTTCAGTCAAAGCTCAATCATCCTAGGCAGTAGCTTTCATTGAAGAGTTTTCATAAACAAACTTTTCGGAGCCAT